CGCTAACATACTGTACAAACCTGCACTATCACTAGTGCGTCTTTTTAGCCTTAAATCTTTACTTCAAACAATCAAACCGCGGCAATTAGCGATCTTCGTCCTGTCAAGGATAGTGATTGAGTGCTCTAGTCAGCATAGAGTCTTCCGTCCCCGTTATTATCCGGTTGTCGCTGGGCACACGAGATTGACCTGTGCGAGTCTTAAACTGATGTATTTAATTTATGATATATATTGGGTTCTAATAGAGAGTGTAATTGTTGTGAATCTATAAATTTTTCTAGTTGCCATGTTTTTAAATTTAAGTTATATTTATATAAAAGTTCGTGTTGTATTGTTGCTTCTTGTACGATATCTAAGTTAAATTTTGTTAAATCTATATATTTGTTTTTTAAGATGCTTTGTATTATGGTACTAAATTGCCATACAAATTTTAAATTATTATGATGAAATTTTTTCCATTCGTGATACATACTGCACCAATAACCAAATTTTGTTTCATCTATTTGTAACTCTAAATGATCAAAGAGATCGCGGACACTCAAATCAAAGTTACACCATAAATCCATACTATCAATTTGATAACAATTTGTGTTGAAATCCAACTGTGGTAGTAATTTAAATGGTCTAAAATTTAATGCTATAAATTCTCTTTTATCCCAAATATTTGTTAGCCCTAAATTTTCCCAATATATCTTTGAATCTTGAAAATACTCTTTTAAAAAGAGATTGTAAAGAAGGTCTGCGTCATCGATGTAGTTGCCTTGTTTCGTTGGTCTTTTTGCTCTAGGGTTATATCTTGCATGATACAAGGGATAGTTTCTTCCGTTTACTAAAACTTGTTTTGTAACTATATCTTTAAAATATTGTGGTACTAAAATATCTAAATTATTATTAAAATTATGAAAATAAAGAGTATGAAATGTATCAGTGTTGGTGCTAATCAATTTTTCTGTAATATTTTTAACATCACTAAGTGAACAATTGAAATACCTGTTTGGTTGATTTGGAATAAACGCATGTGAATTTTTTTCTTTTAATGGAGAATCTGTAATATCATGCCATGAGTTATCCTCAACTAAAAAATATTTTGTGTGCCCTGATAAAAAATGCAAAGTCCAAGTTAAAAAGGTTCCGCCTATACTACCAGGATCGGTAATAACTGATATTAATTGCATTTATAATTTATTCAATATATGAGAGCCATGAACACGAACAGAAATTTGTCCGTTGTAATAATCTGCGCTTTCTAATACTCTGTTAGTGAATTGTTCACGTGCTTCGATGTAACTACATTCGGCCTTGCTACGGCAATAATAGAGTATTTCTCTGGTAAAGTTTTCGGTGCCATGTGTTTTGACGTCTTGGTTTAATTGATCGTTTGAGCCATAATATTCGCGCCAGTCAGAATCTACTTTTGATCGTATTTTCTTACGCTTCTTCTTGCCATTTTTGAGTTTTACTATTCGATATGTTGTTTTTGCAAATTTTGCCAGTTTCTTACCTATGTATTTGCGTCCCGTTAGGGTGTTTGTAATGAGATAAACAAACCCCACGCAGTCCTCGGGCAATTCTTCAACAGTTGAACCTTGATACATCCATGTCATATAACATAATTATGACAGTTACCACGAGGTTGCATATTCTTCACTGACTACATTTTTATTACATTTTTGTTTGCATTCCAACCACCCAAATGCCTTAAATTCATTTTTCCAAAACGAATCATTGACTACATCTGTTAAGGTCCTGCGATGTAAATTAAATTGTTCTGCTATACTGTGCCATTCATTGTTGTGATTATAGCGATTTGCAACCCAGCAACAGGGAAACAATCGGCCTCTGGCATCTATATAAAGCCCTTTGTTACCAATTTCGCACAAGGGCTTTACGTCGTGTTGTATTGTAACATTGTTATACAGTTTTGTGTTGATATCAGATATCTTATTTGTTCTGTTGGTGAAATCAACAACTTCACGCTCGAATCTATGACTAGCGCTCATAAACTTTGGTGTGGGCTCTAGTGGATCATTCTCTCCGTAACTGGGATAGATGCTACCAAACTTTGTGCTTCGAGTCAATTGAAATCGGTCCATTCTCAGTAGTCGGGCCAACCGTTCCATACGGCTTAAATGATCTTCATTGAACTTAAAAGCAATAGCAGCCCATACTATTTGACAATCGCTGGTAGCACGTAGAGTTTGTAACCCAGCAATGATGCTGTCCCAGTCACTGTTGACACGATAAAGATTGTTACTGGCGTTGTCGTATCCGTCTATACTAAAATGCACACTGTCTTGCTGATCTAATACTCGACCCAACCGTTGCCACCACTCGTCCTTTTTATGACTACCATTTGTAATGATGACGATTTCGACAGACTTGATACTTTTAATGTACTCGATAACAGGAATTAGATCGTGTGCATAGATGGGATCTCCGTCATCACCACAGAAGGTAATTTTTTCTACATTGTCTAATATAAACTCAGGAGTAAAGTTACGTTTAAAGAAGTCTAAATCTAGTTCGGTATTAACCAAACTGTCGGGCACTTCTTGTCTAGCACATCGTGGACATTTTAGCGTACACTTACTGCTTATCTCTATATGAAAATGCCACGTTGCCAAAGTCATTTGATATCCACATCTGTGTTATAACTGGTGTAACCGTTTTCTTTAACCACCCGCAAGGTATTGTTCACACGCCCAGCCAGTTCGTCTTTGTGGCTCACCAGCCAAATTGATTTGTTGCTGTCTCTACTCATCTTCTTTAGTATGCTTAAACTGTTTTCGACTCCGCTCGAGTCCATGCCTGAATCTACCAATTCATCAATAAACAATAGATTAATGGGCTGATATAAACTTTCCCAAACATCTCTGAAACTCCAGGACAAGCTCAGTATAAGTCTATTACGTTCGCCTCTTGACAAATTGTCAAAATCTAAGTCTCGTCCTAGTTCTGTGATACTAACAGTTAAGTCGTTATTGAACTTGACTGTGTGCGGCAATCCAATTCGATCCAGATAGTAGCCTAGTCTGGCATTTAGGTAATTTAAATTTTGATCTATTATCCGCTTGCGAATAAAACTGTCTTTGTTGGTCAACAGTTTTAATAAAAAGTCTTGATGTTCTTTGAGACTGGTTAATTCGTTCATGACATCGTAATTGATTTCTTCTACACCTTGCGTTTGCATTTCTGCAATTTGCTCCACATAAGGATCCTGCTCCTCTTGTTTAGCAGTTAACTGAGTTAAGATACTGCCCATGCTGCTTCGATGTTCAAATGCATCTGCTTCGTTAGTATAATAAACTGTGGGCCGTTCACCCAATTCCCCCAATGCCTTCAATGCTTCTGTATTCTCTAGCCATTGTGTATTGGCCGCAAGAGCATTTAAAGCAACTTCTGAAATTTGTTTTTTCTTATCCTCGAGCATTTGCTCGTGATTATCGTCATGTATGTCCTGACCACAAGACGGACATTGATGATTTTGTAGTGCCGTCATCTCGGCTTCTAATTTGGCTATTGTTTTATTTTCACGGGCTTGGTCACGTTCGTTTTGCGCAATGTGGTCTCGAATCCGGTCAATCTCACTTTTCTTTTTGTTGTACTCGCTTAACTGTTGATGAGCAACCAGTTCGGCCTCGATATCCAAATGACTCAGTTCATCGTATGCAGACACTAATTTTTGTAAATCTTCTTCTTTCTTTTTGAGCCACAAAGTTTGTCTACGTCGGGTTGCTTCAATTTGATCGCGAATACGGGTGTTTGCATCAATGACTGCCTTGATTCTAAACTCTTCTTGTGTAATGGCATCTCGGGTGGCTTTGCTGAGTTCTTTGAGCCTATCGGCCTTTTCACTTAACAGTGTAATTCCCAACAACTGTTCGATAATAACACGTTGATCGTTGGTTTTTAAACTGAGAAATGGCTCGGTGTAAGTGTTTAACGCCACAATATGCCGAAACATGTCGTGGCTCATACCTAACAAACGCTCAATATGTGCCTGTGTTTCTCGTGAATCGCCTTGCGCATCATCGGTAATTTCTTGTTCGGTATCACCGACCCAGAATTTCATTATACCGGGTTTGCGCCCACGCTCGATTCGGTATCGAGTACCGTTGCTTTCAAAATCAACAGTGACCAGCATGCCCTTGGTATTGGTTTTGTTGATTAAATTATCTTTCTTGATATTGGTAAGAGCGTTACCGTACAAGCCGTAACTGAGCGCATTTATAATAGTGGTCTTGCCAGTACCATTTCTTGCACCCGAATCATCACCGCCTAGGTCTAGATTTTCTCCCAGCACCAAGGTAAGATCGTTTCGATCAAAGTTGACTGCTTGCGTGGTATTGCCCACACTCATAAAATTTCGAACAGTAAGGTCTTTTATTTTAAACATAGATTTGGTATTATAACACAGTGTACAGTATAAGTCACGGGCTTTGGAAATTTAACCAATGAGTCAAATCTCGTTCAATTAATTCTTCAAACATTTTTATTTCGTTGTTTATAGTTGATATTTGATTTTTATCAAATGATAATTTTTTTCTTACAGTGTTTGGATTAACATTAACTGGTTGTTCGCTGTCGGGAATTTTTATATTTTCCAATCCGCAAAAATCAAAATAGTTTGACAAAAACTGTGCTGAATCTTTTTTCAAATCTTCATATAAAAATACTTTGAATTTAGCACTAACAAGATTTCGAGTCCACCGTGAAACAATTTCTGCGTATTGTATAATGTTAGAAGTCAAACACCAATCGACAAATTCTAAATCAGAAAATTTTGTATTATATATTTTATAAGGC